AACCAAACAAATACGGAAAAGCCTTTCCAGATATTTCCAATCAACGACTCTTTAGTTGCTATCAAGTGGTCGATCCCGCCGGGGCAAGAAATTATGTCGCAATATGGGCTGCAGTTAATGAAAGAGGTGAAGTCTACATACGAAGAGAATGGCCCGACCGCAATACATATGGTGAATGGGCAAATTTTGGTGACCCCAAGTGGAAATATGGACCTGCTTCTAAAAAAATTGGATACAATGTCGTAGGATACGTCGAATTATTTGAAGAGATCGAAGATGATTTAAATATTGAAGTAATAGAAAGGATTGGTGACTCTAGATATTTTGCTAGAGAAAATGAAAACAATGATGATCTATTTACTTCTTTCTATGATTATGGTATGCACTTTGTTCCATCAGACGGTCGAGGAGAAGAAATGGGCATAAGTGCTTTAGATGACTGGTTTAATTACAATCCAAATTTTGATATAGACGAAGCAAACCAACCTATGTGCTATATTCACGAAGATTGTGGCAATTTGATTGACAGTTTAATAAATTATAATGCTCGTGGTAAAGCAGACGAGGCTTTGAAAGATTTTTTTGATGTAATACGATATTTAAGGATGTCTAATTCTGGCGAAGGTCCAGATCATATAACGGACGCAAGTTTAGTTGCGACCAAAAACACACAAGGGGGCTACTAATGGCTAAGAAAAGATTAACAGATTTATGCAGAGAATACGGCATTCATTTTAGTGAAGCAAAAGATATAGTTGATTTTCAATTTGATGAATCAATGGTATCAGGAACAGGTAAGAACACTTGGATTAATGAAGAGGGTCAGGCACTCTTTGACGACCTTGTTCCTATTGATATAATCTATAGGGGTAAGGTATTAAAACCTGCACCCAATAAAAGTTATGTTATAGCCTATATTAAAGAACTAACACAAAAAGTACCTGTAAGAGTTCCTATACGCTATCGTAACCAGTTAACAAATAAAATTATTTACATACAAGCAGATAATACTGGACCAGAAGCCAAATATCATTGGATAAAAACCCCAAGAAGTCATAATTTAAAATTTTATGAATAGTCAGTCAAACTACGAAGGACTTACTTACGTAAGCAAAGAGCCGAGTATAGAAACTTTGCGAAACGCATATAGTGAAACAGTAATAGATTTAGAAGGATATTTTGATCTCTGCCGAAATTCGTATGATGACAGGCGAAACGATTGGGCAGGTAAGAGCCGAGATCATAGAAAACACGGATCAGACGCATTTCCCTGGGAAGGTGCTGCCGATATGGAGGCTCATACTATTGATGAGCGTATAACTCGATTAGTTTCTTTGTTTATGTCTGCACTTAATCGTGCAAATGTTCGAGCTTTCCCGGTTGAAGCAGGAGATATTGCAAGATCAGTCGTTGTTTCTGGGTTTTTAAAATGGATGGTATCAAGTGGATACATTCCTCGCTTCAAAAGAGAGATGGAGCTAGGAGCAAACTATCTTTTAGAGCGCGGCATACTTTTAACTTATGTTGGATGGCATCGAGAGGATCGAAGATTCCTTCAAGAGCTATCTATAGAGCAAATTGCACAAAATAGCCCAGAATTAGCTCAAGCTATTGTATCTGGGTTAGCAGATGGTGAAATAACTGCATTAATTCAAGCTGCTTTTGAGGGAATAAGCGAATCTAGAGCAAAAAAAGCACTAAAAGACCTAAAAGAAACAGGTGTAGCTGAATTACCAGTAGTACGAAGACAAATTGATGCTCCAGAAGTAAAAACATTAGCCCCAGATGGCGATTTTTTCTTTCCATCCTATGTAACTGACCCGCAACGTGCGCCATATTGCTTTTGGAGAACATATTATACTCCACAAGAGCTTGAAAATAAAGTAGTTACAGATGGTTGGAACAAGGATTTTGTAGATTATGTTATTGGTCACTATCGAGGCATAAGTATTGATGTTACAAATCGTGAAGAAAACCTTTCGCGTAATTCTACGCTAAATAATAGTGCATATGAATCAAATGATCTAATTGAGTTAGTCTATGGTTATCAAAGACTTATAGATCAGGAAGACGGATCTGAAGGTATATACTGCACAGTATTTCACAAAGACTTTAGTGGCAACGACTTAGCTCCTGGATATGCTAAGTTTGAATTGCTTAATGGTTATGAAGATTATCCAGTAGTTGTTACAAAGCTATCTGAAGATAGTAAGCGTCTTTATGATACACCAACTATTCCAGATGTGTTGCGAGGAATACAGAATCAAATTAAAGTAGAACGTGATTCTCGAATTGATAGAAATAGTATTGCTACATTGCCACCAATACTGCACCCAGTAGGTCAAGCTCCCACAGACTGGGGACCGGGTAGAATGATTCCATATCGCAGAAAGGGTGACTTAGATTTTGCACCTGCACCTTCGTTAAATAGTGGTTCTATTGAAATAGAACAAACAATGGAAGCTCAAGCAGATAGACTTTGCGGTTTAGATGAAAGATCTCAAATTAGCCAGATTCGACAACAGTTCTTGGTAGATAAGTTTTTACAGCACTCTGCAGAGGTTTTACGGATGTGCTATCGTTGCTTTCAAAGATTTGGACCAGATTCTATATTCTTTAGAGTTACTGGTTTTCCAGACCCCCAAGTATTTGATAAGGGTAGTGCAGAAGAAAACTTTGATATTGTTGTAAATTACGATGTCCTCAATTCGGATACAGAGTCTCAGGAAAAGAAACTTGAGCAAATCGTCGCACTTACACAAATGGATCGTAGTGGCAGGATTAACATCGATAGACTACTCGATACAGTTGCTAATGCTATTGACCCGGTTCTTGCAGACAGCATCTTACAACCTACAGAAGTTGCACAAGAACAAATAGTTAAGAAAGTTACAGATGATCTTGCTAAGATATATTCTGGTATTGAAGTAAATGCACAACCTAATGGAGCGCAGATTGCATTGCAGTTAATACAGCAATATGTACAACAGCCAGATATTGCTCAAAGGCTTCAGGCAGATCAGTCTTTTGCTGCTCGTATCGAAAAGTATTCTTCTCAGTATACATTCCAGTTACAGCAAATGCAAAATGCACAAATTGGTAGACTTGGAACTGAACCTGCACAAATGCAAGCACCGCAGCAATAGAATGATAGGTAATCAAACTACTACAGATTTTTCGTTTGCTAGAGCTAGAGATATTAGAGAACAACGAGTAATTGATGCTCTAAATTCTTTTAATATTCCAGATGATTTTAAAGCTATTCTTTATGGAAATATAAAATATGAAAGCGATAATAGCTTTGATATAAATAAATTAGAGTATTTAGAACCTGGAGAAGTTAAAGAAAGAGGCGTAGGCTTATTTCAAAAAACTGGAGCTACAAAAAGAAGCTATGACGATTATTTGCAAAGAAATAGATTGCCAAATAATGAAGTAAACGAAATAAAATTTTATCTTGATGCAATAGCAGATAAAGATAAAATTGTTGCAGAATTTCTTGGTACAGGCTATATGCGAGATTATCGAAATATGCTAACTGGGAAACCATCAGAAATAAGAGGTGGTAAGCGCGGTATTGCTCGTAAGGCATTTCAGCCAAACTTTAGAGATATACACGAGCATTTTGTAAACTTTATGATGAATCCAAAGCCAGAAAATAGAATTAACTCCTTGCCTACTAGGTTGCAATTTAGTATAGATGCTCGTAGAAATATTTTTAACTCTACACTTCCCGAAGAATCAATACTCTCTGAAGTTCCTCTAATACAAATACCTGAATAATAAATATGCAGATACAAGATGATATTAAAGCCCTACAGCAGTATGATTTTTTTGCAAGATTTGTAGATTTAATACACCAATTTCGTGAAGAGTGCATCGAGGAAATGCACAAAGCTCCATCAGATCAGATACAACAATTGTCTGGTAGGATTATAAGCTATGATCAAATACTACAAATGGTAGATTTTGATAAGATTAGACAAACTCACGCAGATACTCTCAACAGATAGTTTACACTACTGTTAATATATAAATATCGCTATCGCTCAAGCGTTAAGGAGTGGAATTATGTCAGATGAAATAACAACGGAAGTCGCTGAATCCGTCGAACAATCAACAGCGTTAAAGTCAAATATGTCGCCAGAGGATTTTATCCAAAGTCGGCTTGGTGAATCAGAAGAAGTACAAGCTGCTTCAGAAGAAACACCTCAAACAGAATCAGAAGTTTCAACAGAAACTATTGATGAAGTTGAATCGGAAGAAACCGCATCGGAATCCTCCGATAGTGTTCTTTCACAGTTAGATTTGGACAAATTGTCTGAAGATCAAATAAGAGAGTTATCGGAAAAACTTGGTAGCCGGACCGATCGTGACTGGGAAAC